CAGCCATCTGGCACACCAATCGTTGACGATGTTATTTGGCTGTCCACTTTGTCACCGTCGCTGTCAACCCATTTATGATCAATTGTTATTTCGTCCACTGACTGTCTGACTTGCACCAAGAAGCTTATTTCGTTGATGTCAGCTACGTTAACATCTTGCGACAAAGTCGGTGTGATTGTCAAACGCTCTCCTGGTGAGACTTCAACAGATCCGGTCACTCTGTGATTGAGTACTGTTCCATCGTTCATCAGTATACGGATGTCTTGCAGCGGTGCTCTATTCTGTATGAAATTCGTGTATCCGACATTGGCGATATCAATATTAGCAGCACCTGACGACGCGTCACTGATCAATTCTAGATCAGGTTGGAATGGCGGCAAGAAGAACGACACCTGTTTACCACGTAGGGCGTAGAACAGGCCTCTTTTCTCCCACTCTTCCTGATTAGAATCATTCTGTAGTTGTAATGGATGGCTCGGTATGCCAACCAACTGAGTAGAGAAGGCTTGTATACCGCCGATAGCAAAATCAACACGAGTGTTTTTATGGGTGATTGTTTGTTTGTACGATTTTCCTCGCATGATGTTCTTGTTGTCGAGAAGAACTTTACTCTGGTATGTTGAGAAAGGTGTGATGTCTGACAAGTCTGAATCATTAGCTGTTGACGTAAATCGCATCTTGTACTCAGAGAACCCATCCGCCGCTCTGGCAAGAGTAATGTTCTGGTCAACCACACACGGTACGACTGGAGTGATAAACGCACCATCAACGATGTTGAAGTCTTGCGGTAGAGCAGAGGTGAAAACAATCGTGTTCGCAGGGGAACCAAACCTCGATACTTCAAGGACTGTTGATTGAATAACTCGTACATCGTTTGGTTCCGCTTGAGCTATCATTACGAGTCCACCGACTCTGAGGTCCATGAAATTAAGATCTGACACGATGACACTGGTGGCGCCTGAGCTTGCATCGGATGTCAGTTTGCGTGACCACCACCAAATTGGCACCCCAAAGATTCTTGGCTGCCACTCCATCAACAATGCTCTAATCGTTGTCAGGTCAACGGGGCGGCGTGGGACTATTTCATACTCGAGAACCTGCCGTGGGAATCGTCTTAGGGAACTTCGTGTCTCAGTTCCGTCTGCTGATTTAATAACATCGGTCTTCCATTGTAGAACCTCTTTTATATTTCGCTGGGGAGGATAGGGAAAGAGGATAACCCGAGTTCCTGTGACGGCGAAAGAGATGTCACGTATGTCGTAATCGAATACGATATCTCCGTCTATGTTTGGTGGTCCGAGTTGGTCAACCGACAGGCCAACTCCGATTGATCGTTGAGGAGGATGATTTTTAGGTAGGGTTGGTGCTCCAGTGACCGTCACGCCTTGCGCAGATATCTGGTTATCAATATCGATCAGGCTAATGGTGTCACGTCTAAATGAGCTATACAAATCAATCGTGAATAAAAGGTTGCCGACAACATTTCCGAGATCAAGTGACTGCGGGAAAATATGTACCCGCTCGAACCAGTCCGCGCCAATTCCTTCACCATCATTGAGCCTAGTGATATCATCCCTGTTGCGTGAAAATGCGCCGAGATTTTTCGGGTTAGTGGCACCAAGAACTTTTTGAAATGAGCCTTGAACAAACGGAACCATAAACTCCCCTGCTGGCTGGTTATCTAATTGCGTCGAATGGGGGGCGCTTTCGTTGTGTCCGGGACCACTGTTGCCGCCGACGATAAGTTCAAACGGGAATCTCGGATCGATGCCCGCTAAGTTTTGAAGGTTTGTAGATGTCGAAGAATAATCGGTCCGCGTGTTAAGAGGAAAATTATTCGGTGCTAGAGAAACACCAGACATCAGACTCTCCGTCTATAGGCTCTGCCCCACATTCCCGTCCCTTCTGTGTCGTCCTGCACAAGATACTTTCTTCCAACTGGAAACGTGTCCCACGTGTCTCCGCCGATGACCAGAGATTGTCCGGGAGTCAATCCTTCCACGCTGATCTCGCGAACATCCGGCGCATATCCGAGTAAATACATTTCGTCGGGATTAGGGTCGAAATCTCTCAGGAAGAGCGGAATCGGTATCAACGGTTTGAACC